ACCCGAAAAATGTGCTGTTTACCGTGGTGTGGATGCAGGGGGAATTTGATTTTGACGGCACGCCCGGAAATCACGCAGTACAGTTTGGTGCGCTGGTTGATAAATTCCGTGCAGACCTGACGGATATGGCAGGTCAGTGCGTTGGTGGCTCTGCTGGCGGTGTTCCCTGGATATGCGGGGACACGACGTATTTCTGGAAGCAGAAGAACGAATCCACGTACCAGACGGTGTACGGCAGCTATAAAAACAAAACGGAAAAGAATATCCATTTCGTACCGTTCATGACGGATGAGAACGGGGTGAATGTGCCGACGAACAAACCGGAAGAAGACCCGGACATTCCGGGTATCGGATATTACGGTTCGAAATGGCGTGACAGCTCAGCCACCTGGACGTCACAGGACAGGGCGAGCCATTTCAGTGCCTGGGCTCGCCGCGGGATTATTTCCGACCGTCTGGCAACGGCGATTCTGGTGCACGCCGGGAGAACCGCTGAATTCATTACCGGAAAACAGCCTGATATGGTGAGGCCCACCGTACCTTCCGGTGAAGGTCCGGAGAGAGAGGCGGAAGCCCCGGCCAGTAAGCGTACCCTGATGAGTCTGCTGGCATCCGGCGAAGACCTGGCATCACAGGGCTGGCGCTATTATCACAAACCGGCGGGCGGAGACAGTGTTAACAAAAACATTGCTGAAGCGGTGGTCAGTGATGCGGGGGCTACGGGAGGTAAGGCCCTGCAACTGAACAAACCGGAAAACCACATCTGGTTTCTGGAGCATGATGCAGCCGGACAGGGTGCGGAGTTACTGAAGAAGGGCGGACGTGTGAGCGTACGGTTTAAGTTGCCGGGTTCACTGGTGCCGAATCAGTTTGCCCTGGGCATTTACTGGCAGTTGTCGTCCCTGCCGGAGGGGGTGACGCTGTCAGGAGAAGGTAACGATATGCTGATGTCTTTCTTCCTGCAGACGGATACGACGAACCTGAACGCGATGCATCACAGGAAGCCGAATGCGAAGCTGGATACATTCGGGGTCTTTGATAACGGATGGCACACGCTGGCTTTTGAGTTTGCCGGAAACAACAGCATTCAGGTGACACCAGTACTGGATGAGAAACGGGGAGCGGCGTTCACACTGGTGAAGTCACCGGCATCGGGGGCGGTGGACAAACTGCAACTGACCGATATATCAAAATCGGCGACGTATACGCTGCTGATTGACAGCATTGCGGTGGAAGTGAACAGCACAGACACTGCGGTATGATAAAAAAAAAGCCGCCAGCGACAGGAATGGACGCTGGCGGTGCTAATACCCATGGAAATACAAAAGCAAGATTCTTTCGTGCAGAGCCTTCTTTTTAATGAAAACACTTCCTGTTGTCAATAATAACGGTAAGAAATTAAAAAACGCCAGTTGCCGTAAGCGACTGGTGGGGGAGCGCCATGGACACTCCGAAGAAATGGTGCAGTGAGTGTTTTTAAATGAAAAATATTCTTATTATCAATATGTGTCAGCGGTATTTGCGGGGTAAAAAAATCCACCAGTAAGCACAGGGAGAAATGCGCCATGCTTCTGGTGGAAATGCAACTGCGGTGAGGTTTTATTGTTATATTGGTAAATTTTCTACACAAAAGCGATTCTTAATGTCAACACGTTTTACAGGGAATTGTTGAGCACTCAGAGTAACTACACGAGGCTGTCAGTGGAGCACTGGCGGCCTTTTTCATGTTGTGAGCTTCCGGATTGCGGGAGACGGGGTATGTACCAGATGGAAAAAATCACAACAGGTGTGTCATACACCACGTCAGCGGTGGGAACGGGCTACTGGTTCCTGCAGTTGCTGGACAGGGTTTCCCCGTCTCAGTGGGCGGCAATAGGCGTGCTGGGGAGTCTGCTGTTTGGTCTGCTGACATATCTGACGAACCTGTATTTCAAAATCAGAGAAGACCGGCGTAAGGCGGCACGGGGAGAGTAGGTGATGAACCATGAAGAAATGAATCAGCGCTTCAGTCGTCTGGAAAATGAAATTGCTGAACTGAATAAAAAACTGTCGGCGCTGATGCCTTCTGAAGATGCAAACAAACGCCGCGATGAGCAGTTTGCTGCGTTTGACGATTATTGTCGGAAAGTGATGAGCAGAAATCTCGCAGAGTGTTTCCGTATTCAAAAAAACAGAGAGCGCTCTGCAAATAGTGAGATTCTGGATAATTTTTTAAAGGGGACGCATCTCGCCAGTGATTGTTTCATTGCTCATTCTTTTGGTGGCTTTCATGAGGCCATCAAACATGATGTTGAGAGAAGTCCAGGTATCCTCTGTTCCATTCCCGTAAGCATCGAAATAGACACAAATACGATAACCGGTGAACTCGTTACCGCCGGAGTCGGTATATTCCGTCATGAGGGGAACGATGCCAAAGGTTCCTTTACAAAAATCGGGCCGTTCTTTCTGAAGGTAGAGCGATAGTTTGTTAAGTACCCATCCAACAGCTCGCTCATTTTGGTTTATTTTCGTATCGCGAAACAAAAATTCGAAGCGGCCAGATGACGCATGGGTGCAACCAAATACCGGGGCGTATTCATCAACCTTTGGTGTTCCTGAAAACATGCAGTCCGTGCTCTCGAATGCAGATGAATTGCTGTTGATCCACTTAACAAAAGAAAAAAAGGTCTGAATCGCTTGTCTGTCTGAATATTCAACAAAATCCTCAAGGTGTGTCTCGATCAGTTCCGGGTGTTTACGAAAGTCATAATATTGACCGGGACGATATTTATGAGTGGTTGTTTTATCCCATGGTTGTGCTCTGCGTCCCTGTAAACGGAGGTCTGCCGCTGGATAGATAAGCATAAGTAATCTCCTGGTGGAATGTAATCCACGATCATCCGGGGAAATTAAGAACCCGCCAGTGCCCACCACTGGTGGGGTGAAGGCTTAACATATCCAGGGATTCGGAACCGATAAATCCTGATAAATATCCATGAACACCAAAATCAAATACGGCCTGTCGGCTGCCGTTCTGGCGCTGATTGCCGCAGGGGCGCCTGCGCCTGATATTCTCGACCAGTTTCTGGATGAAAAAGAAGGTAACCACACCACGGCATACCGTGATGGTGCGGGTATCTGGACCATTTGTCGTGGTGCCACCAGGGTGGATGGCAAACCTGTCGTCCCGGGCATGAAGTTGTCGAAGAAAAAATGCGACCAGGTTAACGCCATTGAGCGTGATAAGGCGCTGGCATGGGTGGAGAAAAACATCCGGGTGCCACTGACTGAACCCCAGAAAGCGGGGATCGCGTCATTCTGCCCGTATAACATTGGCCCCGGTAAGTGTTTCCCGTCGACGTTTTATAAACGAATTAATGCAGGCGATCGCAGGGGAGCGTGTGAAGCGATTCGCTGGTGGATTAAGGACGGTGGCAGAGACTGCCGTATCCGCTCAAATAATTGCTATGGTCAGGTATCCCGTCGTGACCAGGAGAGCGCGCTGGCGTGCTGGGGAATCGACAGATAAGCAGAATATTTTGCTGAAAAATGACATTGGCCAACGCGGGTGGATAACACGAAATCCTGCGAACTGGCAAAACCTAAGTGAATAAAAGTAAAAACCCCGGTTGTTGGCAGCAAGCGGGGTTTGGTGTTTTCTGACCTTGAATAAGGCAAGGGAGAAATTATGGGTAGGGAGGTACTTTCCCTGTGAGGAAGTATAAAAGATTCTTTCTGAGGTTGTCCATTATGAAAGGCATTGAAGTGGAGACGCCAGCCAGTCTGGATTTAACAAGAGCGGCAGCTTTTGCCATTCGTATTGTGGCCATTGCTGTTCTGGTCTGGGCAATCCGTTGGTGGTGATATGAACCGTGTTCTGTGCGTGGTCATCATTGTCCTGCTGGTGGCCTGTGGTGCGCTTAGTCTGGGGCTGAATCATTACCGTGATAACGCCATCACCTACAAAGCGCAGCGCGATAAAAAAGCCAGAGAGCTGGAGCTGGCAAACGCAACCATTACTGATATGCAGGTGCGCCAGCGCGATGTTGCTGC